CGGTGGCGCCATTGTCGCTGCCGATCTGGATGTCGATGTCCTGGCTGCCGTCATTCGGGAACACCGTGGTATCGACACCTTCGATGCCGGTGCGGGCGTCGGCGAACAGCGCCGGGATGATGCGCTTGGTGTCGATCGCCCGGCCCATCGCGATCGCGGCGTTGATGGCGATCGGGCTGGTCGGATCCACCATCTGCTTCAGCAGATCGGCGGCATCGAACAGGTCGCCCCAATGGGTCTTGACCGGATAAACCCAGCGCTGCGTGCGCGGGGTGGTCATGATCGGGGTGTCGCCGTTGCGGGTGTTGGTGTCCTCCGCCTCGGTCTGGCCCAACTGCTTGACGGGCTCGGCGCCGTCGCCGGTGTGGCTGCCGCCGCTGACGGTGGCCTGCAGCTTGCCTTTGTACTGCGGCAGGAGCTGCACGATCTTGGAGAATTCGGGATTATACCATTTCGGGATTTCGACTTCCTGCTCCATTGGGAGCCTCCTTCGCTAGATTTCGGATCTGGCGGAGGGGGTGCCCACTTCGGCGTCACGCGGTGCGTGCGATGGACCCGACCTTCCCCGTATCGTGGGTCAGACGGCCCGTCTCACCGGGCGGCAGCGGAACCAAGAGCCTTGGCGTCCCCGCGGTTCGGAGATTTGGAACCGCCGCGCAAAATGGAAGGCCGTCAAGAGGCAAAAAGAAGGGGCGGCATTTCTGCCGCCCCGCCTCCACCGGACCGCACCAGCGGCCGATGCTGCGTAACCCCGCCGGGAAGGATCAGCCGTTGGCAATCGCCAGCAGGCGCTGGCGCTTCTCCATGACGGTCTTGTGCTGCGGATGGTCCGCGTTGAGCCAGGCCTTCTTGACCTCGGGATCCATCTCCATGCGGTCCAGCTCGGCGCGTGCCGCCGCCGGGCCCTCGGCAAAGCCTGCTTCCTTCCCGCCCTGGAGCTTATCCTCGCCCAGCATCTGGGCGATCTTGACGAACAGGCGAGTGGTTTCCTCGGATCCGAATTCCTGGCTGGCATGGTCGGCCAGCTTGCCCGGATCCATGCCGATTTCCTTGGCCATGAAAGTCAGGGCCGCACCGGCCTGCTTCATGTTGGTGTCGTATCCCTGGCCCCAGTCTTTGCGCAGCGAGGTTTCGATGCGGGTTTTCTCGCCCGCCATCTGTGTACCGCTGTCGCCGATCGCCTTCATGCGGCGCCCGACTTCATCGGTCATAATGGCCTCGAACATGTACTGCGGCATCTTCAACTTCGCGGCCAAGTCGCGGAAACCATTCTCGGCAGCTTCGTCATACGCGACGGGCTGGCCATCCAGTCCCTTCGGCATTTCTGGCCGCTTGAACTGATAGCCCTTCGCATCCTTGGGCGTGCCCAGCTTTTCCCAACCCTCCCAATTGCTGCGCGCCTGCTCGTCAGCGATGTTCGGGATCGACAGCTTTTCGCCGCCCAACAGCTTCTCGGCATTGCGATGGCCATCAAGCCAGGCATTCGGATCGGCGAAACTGCCATCCGCCTTGATGTAGCCGCGGCGGGTCGCATAGTCCTTGTTTTCCGCCGAAAGCGAGCCATAGACGGCCGCCAGGTCGAACTTCGGCGCGTTGCCGCCACCGTCCCCGCCGCCATTGCCCCCACCACCACCGCCGTTGCCGCCGCCGTTGCCGCCAGCATCCTTGTTGTCGTCACTCATGGTCAGTCCTTTCGGTTCTCTCTTGCAGGTGTCTCAGATCTGCCGGCGTGATGCGCGACATGCTGATGAGATGCAGCGCCAATTCGCGCTTGCCAGTGTTGATGAGCGTGGCGTCGGGCGTGTCCCCGATCGTGCTGTCGTAGAAACAGCCGAAGGTCAGCAGATCAGCGACCGCATCGGGGCAGCTCTCGAACATCGCACGATACTGGCGCGCCACATCACGCGCCTTGGCGCGTTTGGGCCAATACTGCGCGACCCACGCGCGCACGGTTGCCTTTGCGGCCGAGACGATTTCCACCATCAGGCCGCCGCCTTGCCCGCATCGCGCAGCGTGGCGACAGCATCGGCACCGTCCTTGGCCGCCCTGGCGGCCGGCTGCGCCACCTGGGCGGCCTGCTGCGCCTGCAGCTGCTGGGCGATGGCCTGCCGGTTCTTCGCCGTGGTGTCGTCGTCGTTGATGATTTCCGGCACACCGAAGGCATCGCCGACGATTTCAAGCGCCTTCTCGCCGTTCACTTTGGCGGCCGCCAGCGGATCGGTGGCCAGGATGGGACCGGCCGCCTGGTAGAAACGCATCACGCCGGCGCCGCGCGCGGATTTCTGCGCCAAGGCGGCGGCGGAAACGAACTCGACCACAGGCGTATGGCCCTGCAGATCTGGCGGCGGCGGCTCGACCACGCCCGGCACAAGCTGCAGCAGTTCCCACCGGCGCATGATGAACTTGGCCAGGAATTCCGACTGCAACCGGCCGAGATAAGGCGCCATGAGGCGCATCTTTTCCTCGTTGCGCTCGATCACTTCGGTGGCCGTCATGCCAGTGCGGCCGACCAGCTGCATCAGCGAGAAATAGAAATAATCCTTGATGGCCTCGCGCAGCTGGTTGGCCATTTCCAGGCTGAACGGCGTGCCGCCGCCTGTCACCAACGGCTTGAGCAGCTGGTTGCCGTTGCGATCGACTGCGCCGTAAGTGACCTTGCCCGGCGCCGTGCGGATGACGGAGATATTCCCCTCATCCGGCGCGCCCCAGGGCGGATCGCCGGCACGCTCGCCCGCCTTGAGGTTGGTCTTGGTCATGACGTTGAGCGACTTCGCGTCAGGCAACGCATATTCGCCGGGGCCGCGGCCCTTGCGCTCGCATTCCGCTACTTCCCAGCGCGGCACGAAATACGGAAAACTGTTGAAGCCGGATCGCTTCACGATGTGCTTGCTCTCGCGCTCGATCGTGAAAGACGCGAAGGACTTGCCCTTGAAGCCGAACAGGCCCGCCATGTATTCCGCGTTTGGCACCACGGCTTGCAGGAAATCGAACTCGGTCTTGTTCTTGTCGCCGACCTTGGCTTTCACCTTGTCGGACAGATTGTCTTTGCCGAATTCCGCCGCCGCATTGTCGGCGGAGATGCGCCGGCGGACGAACATGGTGTTAACCACACCCTCATCGTCCACATCGAAATTGTGCGTGGATAGCGAGCGCGCCAGATCCTTGAACCCGGAATGATCGGCGCGCAGCTCGGACGAGAAAATGCCAGAGCCGAAGCCGGCAAAATCCAGATAAAGGCTGGGCACCTGGGCGTAGAACGCCGAATAGGTCGGCCCGCATGACATGAGCAGCTTGCGCGACTGCCGCTGCAGCCAGTCGCGCACCGGCCCCCACTTGGCGCGGTCCTTGTCCACCAGGCTCATGGTGAACCAAACCTCGGCGGGATTGCTGGCGGAGCCGAACAGGCCGGACGCCAGATTGTTGAGCGCGTTGATGGCGGTGCTGTCGAACACCTTCTGCATCCGCTTTTCGCCGGCGGTGCCGGTTGTGCCCGTCAATTCCTTGCGCAGCGGCCGGATCACTTCGGCGATTTCGCCCATGTGGGCGCGCCAGGTGCTGTCGTCGTTGTAGAGCTGTTCGTCTCGGCCAACCAGCCAGGCGGCGATATCGTCTGCCATCAACCGCCCCCGAGCAGGAGCTGCCGGCCGATCGAGGGCGCGCCCATCGGTGCGCCATTGCCCAGCGTGGCGGAAAAGCCTTGCGCATCCTTGCGCCGCGCCACCACAGCATCGGCCGCGGCATTGGCGCCGCGGTTGGCGGGATCCACAATGACCGGCTTGGGTGTGGGAGCGGAGCTAAAGCACATCGGCCGTTTCCTTCACGAAATCAGAGCGCCGCCAGGCGCAGAGGATATAGCTCTCGCTGTTGGGGCCGTGGTCCGGCAGCGGCGCTTCCTCGACGGCCCCAGCAGCCCGGAGGAAGCGCCGCGTCACCGCGTAGCTGGCGAGCGCGCGGGCCTCGACCCGGCGCACCCCTTCGGCCAGCAGCGCGGGAATGATGGTTTTGCGGATATGCCGGATCAGCCACGGCGCCAGGCGCGGAAAATCGTCCGTCGCGAATAGCGACGCCACCGCGAGCCAGGGCGACGATTCGGCGCTGCATATGACGAGAACCGCCGCGCAAAATGGGGAACCGTCAAGGCCGACGCCCAGGGCGACGCGGGCGCGGGGCACCATGGTGCTGGTGACGGCCGCGAAGGTGTCGCGGTCGAAGCCATCCAGCATCAGGAAAATTTCGCGGGCGTCCATTTCCCGCATGTTGCGGGAGACGTGCAGCACATCGCCCGGCGTGGGCACCCGATGCCAGATCTTAGACGGCATGAGGATCCCAGTCGGTTTCTTCGCGCGGCTGGCGCCGCTTGCGGCTCTTGCCGCCGACCAGGGCGGTGTACCCCTGGGATCCGAGGGCCAGATACTGTTCGGCGTCGGAAACGTGGGAATGTTCATTCTTCAGCGGCGCGTCGGCCGTTGTCGTCTCCTGGCCCTTCTCCTTCACTTCGTAGCGATAGCCGGACATTTTGGCGCGCCGCAGCCTTTTGCACTTCGCGTTCACCCGGTACATCGGCTTGCCTTCCTCCAGCTCGCGCAACGGCGTGGCAACAGCTTCACGCCGGGCGGTGAAGGCGTTGGTTTCGGGGATCCGCACATCGCGGCGGGTGAAATCTGCGGCCGCCAAGAACAGATCCAGCCACACCGTCTCATCGTCTAGATCATTCGGGTTATCGGTGGCGGGGTCGGGATGCAGCAGTATCTCGCGCACATCGGGAAAGTTGGTGCTGAGATATTGGCGGAACACCTTGCCGAACTGACGCGCGCCCATCCGCTCCGCCGGCACCAGCTCATCTAACACATCGAGACGCATGTTGAGGCTGCGCTGACCGAATACGGCGCAGCAATCGCGGCCGCCGTCGATGCCCACATGGAGCGTCCGCGCGGCGTCGAACTGAATTTCTTTTTTTGCGACGTGCAGCTCATCATTGTATTCGGGATAAACGGGTTTGCCGCTGCGGCTATAGCCGAATTTGTTGTGAACGAAGCGGTTGGCGTCCCATTCGTTCATGCTCTTGACTTGGTTT